CACATCGATCATGGTATGGTTTTCCCGTTCAGCGCGACAGCGCGCTCACGCCCCAGGCAACGATGGCGGAAAGCGCGCTCGCCAGGGCGGTGAGGGCGGCATAGGCGCCGCGCCGCGCGCTTTCGCGGGCCTCGATCTTGGCCAGGCGCGCGTCGATGCGTTCCAGCGCGGTGGCCATGCGATCGAGGCTGTCTTCCATCGCGTCGAGCCTTCCTTCCATGCGCCCCATGTCGCGGTGCAGGTCTTCCTGGCTGGTCATCGGCATGCCTCCATGGGCGTGACGGGGGCGGGCGGGGCGGACAGAGATAGGGCGGCCCGCGTCACAGGTACGAGACCTCCGCTTCCCAGTAGAGCGTGGTGGCAACGCCTGGCGCCGTGAAGTTGGCGTTGAAGCTGGTGCTGCCCAGTGCCGTCGTGCCGACCGATGGCTTCCAGGTGTTGTCCGACAGCGTCCAGTAGATGACCTTGTTGGGCGTGCCGGCAAGGCCATGGTTGATCACGGCATAGGTGTCGGTCGCGGCCACGGCCACGCTGCCCATCGCACGCAGGCGCCCGGCAGAGGTGGCCGCCATGTCGCCGATGTTCTTGTCGGTGAAGCGGTTGCGCGTGATGCCGTTGGCGAAGGGCGCGCTCAGCGCTTCGAGCACGTTGTTGTGCGAAAACCGGCCCATCGCGCCGTCGGTCGCGCTGACCCCCTGCAACAGGTAGCAGCCGGCGAAATCCGCGGCGTTCTTGGAATAGTCCTTGCCATAGACCGCCACGCCAAAACGCAGGAAACTGCACCCGTAAAAGCTCAGCCGCGAGGTGTCATAGCCGTCGCTGGCGCCGATGAAGCGGTTGCCATCGAAACCATACCAGACATCTTCGAAGAAGCAGGAATAGACGCTCAGCCGGTGGATCGCGCGGCTGTCGCCGCTGGCCGCGTTCTTGACGGCAATCGCGCTGACGCGGCGCGTGGCGTCGTTGGGAATGCCCAGGAAATGGCAGCCCCGCATCGAAAATTCGAAGATGCCGTAGTTGTTGCCCAGTTCCTTGTCCACCTGCACGCACGACAGCGGCAAGGGGTTGGGCGGGTTGACCAGCTTGCCGATGTAAAACAGGCAGTCGCTGAAATGATAGTGGTCTTCGTTCTGGATGCTGGACCACTGCAGCCTGATCCACACCGCGCGATAGTTCACGTTGATCTTGACGCGGCGCAGATAGACCCACTGGGTCCAGCGGCATTCCAGCCCGGTCACGTCATTGACCGAGGAATACATGCTGATTTCCACGTTATCGAGCGTGGTCTCGTCGCAATAGTCGAGCGTGACGATCGAGCCGGAATGCCCATCGGCCGGCAGGAACGAAAGATTGACCAGCTTGACGCCGATCGCCTTGGTCCCGGCCTTGGTCACCCGGCCGTTCACCATGGTGCTGTCATCGGCAAAGCGGATCACCAGGCGCGGGCTGTTCTGGCCCTGCAGGCGGCAGCCCGCGCCGCGGATCGTGGCGGAATTGGCCGTGATGCGCTTGTCGGTGGTATAGGTGAACACGCCACCGGGCACCTCGAGCGTGCGGCCGGCGGCCGCGTTGAGCCAGGCAAAGGCTGCCGTCATCGCCGCTTCGGCCTGGGCATCGCTGACGCTGCCATCGCCCGGGTTGCCGAACCAGGTGAGGTTGGCAACGGCCGGACGCACCGCGGCGCGCACCCACGCCCCGTTGGCGCCGCTCGATCCCGTCGATGCTGGCACATAGAACGCTTGCGCCGGATCGGCCGCGACGGCCGCGGAAAGATCGGCCGGCGACCAGTAGAAATAGCCCTGGCGCCCCGGCTCGAGCAGATAGACCATGACCGAGCGATTGGCCCGCGCGGCCAGCGCAGCGCGGGTGGTGCATGGCACGATGGTTTCGTGCAGCATGCCGCCACCGGGCATGCCGACCAGCGTCGCGCCCTTGTTGGCATCGGTGCTGGCCATGTCGGCGCGCAACAGCGCATCGCCGCTCACCGCATCGGCCAGAACTGCCGTGCCGTCGATCGGGGAAAAGGCAAAGTACTTGCCCTTGCGCTTGGCCGCAGCCGGCAGTGTTCCGGCGTTTTCGCCCAGGGGAATGCGCATGCACCGCTTGAGATCGCGCGACAGCGCCTGGTCGCGCAGCGCGGCGCGATCGTTGGCCAGGTTGACGGGCGCGGCCAGCCAGGCCGATCCGTTTTCGAATGCGGTGGTCTGGGTGAAATCGGGATCGAGCCACACCACCAGCTTGCCGGGTCCGGGCGCCACGGCAAAGGTCACCGTGCCGCCGCCACCTTCGTACAGCTCCACGCTATAGCCATCGGTGATCGGCTGGTCGTCGAGCAGCACGGCCACATCGCCGGTGTCCTGCGCGGTGAATGTGAAGGGAAACGAACGCGTCACGCCATTGGCGCTGAATGGCCCGTCAAAGGCGTTGGTGGTGGAAACGGCCATGGCAAACGATGTCCTTGCAAGGCGCGCGCCACCGGCCGCCGGGCAAGGGCGGGGCAGCAGGCACGCTGACGATTCAGGATGAAGCGGAAGTGGGGGGGCGTTCAGCCAATCCGGGCGCGCACGGCACCATACTGGCGCGCGCCAGACAGCACCGACTGGCCCATGTCGACCAGGCCGCTCATCAACGCGGTCTGGCCCTGGGCAGAGGCAGCGCTGGCGCGCCCCATGGCAAAGGCGGCGCCGGCATCGGCCTGGCGCATGGCGCGCGCACCCTGCGCTGCCAGATCGGCAACCTGGGCATTGCCCGTCAGGCGGGTGCTGGCCACGGCATCGGCGGCGGTACCGAATTCGACGCCCACGCCACCGGCGGCCGCGGCCACGCGCTGGCGGCCTTCATCGGCGGCCATCTGGCGATACTGGTCCTGGATCGCGCGGGCGGTTTCGGTTTGGGCATCGCGGCTGGCGCTGCGCTGCAGGTCAGCCTGGCGCAGCGCGACATCGCGCTGGTACTGCGCCTGGTGGATGGCGCTGATCGTGCTGATGCCTTGGCCGGCCACGGCCAGGCCAGCGGCAAAGATGGGAAGGGCAGGGCCGCACATCAGGTGTTCTCCTGTTGCAGGAAGGGAAAGGTGGGGCGCTGGCGGGCGAAACGGCGAAACGCCACATTGCCCACGCGCACGGTGTCTTGCTCCACGGTGAAACCCCAGCGTTCGAGCAGGCGGATCGCCCTGGCGTTGTCAGCAGACACTAGGTTGGCCAGCACCGCGCTTGAATCGTGCATTTCCGCCAGGATCGCCGGGCCCAGGCGCACGAGCGCGCGGCCGTGGCGCCATACCTCGTTGGTGCCCAGGAACCATGGCACGCCGCGCCCGGCCAGGGCGCATTCCACCACCACGCCAAACATGGCGTGGGGCCGTCCGCGCACCAGTGCCGTCCAGCAGCGGCGCGATGCGATCAGGCCATGGCGCAGCGCCGCCTTGGGCTCGCGTCCCATGGCGCGGCATTCGGCCTGGTCGATCGCGCGCATGTGCCGCGCCAGAAAGCCGATATGGCGCGGGCCGGCCGGCACGATGCTGAGATCATCGGGGCCTCGCCCGGTCATCCGCCCACCACCGGGTCGATCGCCACGCCCAGCAGCGTGAACGGCAGGGGCGCGTTCTGGCGGATCCAGATGGCGCAATCATCACGCGCGCGATTGTCGAGATTGACGAGGTATTCCCCGTTCATCAGCGCATCGGGGGCGTTCCAGGCCTCGTCGCGCCGCGATTTGACCGGGAACAGGTGATCGGCATCGATGCCGGCGGTGATCTGCCGGGTATCGGCCAGGGTCAGCACGGCCTCGCCTGCCTGGCAGATGCGGCCCACGCTGCTGCCCGCGCTGGTTGACAGGCGCATCGGCAGGGTTTCCACATCCACCTGATAGGGAATGCCGAAGATCACCTGCGTGGCCCCGCCCATGCCCGGCGGCAGGTCGATCGTGCCATTGGCCACGGTCAGCCCGGCAACGGCCACGCCATCGACCAGGCCGGCAATGTCGCTGCGCCCCTCCAGGTGCCACAGCCCGGTAAAGCGGGTGCGCGGCGCATCGAACTGGCCCCGCACCGCGCAATCGAGGAAGCAGGCTTCCTTCACGTCCGACCAGGTCTGGCTGGCCATGCGCTCGACAAAGCGGCGGGTCTCGCCGCCGATCACGCGTTCCACCACCAGATAGACGCGGTCTTCCCCGTCCTCGGCAATCGCGCAGACCGACAAGACCTTGCCGTCGGTTTCGCACAGGGTCCACCCCCACACGTTCTGCTCCTGCTCCCAGGTGAAGCAGGCCAGCTTGCCGTCTTCGCGCACCGCCCAGATCACGCTGCGCGGTTCCTGGGCATAGCACCACGAGACGATGCCCAGCCCTTCGAAGAAGTGCGGCGAGAAGATCGAGACATCGTTGGATTTCAGGCCATCGATGGTGAAATCATAGCCGATCGTGCGCACCGTGCGGCCCACACTGGGCTGATAGAACACGACATTGTCGATCACCAGGGGCGGAAGCCGCGACGATCCGCGCCCGATCTGGCGGCGGGTGGCGGGCGCGCGCGTGGCGTCCAGCACCCCGCCCGACCCATCGCCATCGATGTGGAACACGCTGTCCGATGTCAACGCCAGCAGGCTGGTGGTGGTGACCAGCTGGTTCACCGAATTGACCCGGCCGGCCACGATGGTGAAGGCCATTGAATCATCGGCCCGCAAGGGCCGCGATCGGTCCATGTTCTCTAACTGGCCGCTGCGCGTGGCCCAGATGCCGTGGGGCACGTTGCGCGTGCGCGCCCAGATCGCCCGCTGTTCGAACAGGGTGATCGTCGAGGGATAATCGTCCGGCCCGGCAAAGGGATTGGCCGCCTGTGGCGGTGCGCGATCGAGCGCGGGGGCGATGTTGTCATCGCGAAACGTGGTGCTCTGGGTCGTGCCGATATAGCCGAAGAACTGCGAATTGTCGGCCTTGTAGACGTTGTAGCGGGTTGCCCCGGCCACGGCGGGCCAGCTGATCGTGTTGTAGTTGCGCTTGAGCGAGAGGTCGTTGGTGGCGGTGGCCTGGCTGCTGGCGCGGCTTTCCATGCCGGTGTCATCGTTCACCGCTGTCACGCAATAGCTGGCGCCCTGTGGGAAATAGGCGGCATTGCCATTGCTGCTGTCGGTATTGGCCACCGTTGCCGCGGCGCCGCAACTGGTCGGCGCGGCCATGGTGGGGGCAAAGGTGACGTTGCGAAACGACCAGTCGGTATGCCCGGCGCGCACCAGCTTGGCCGGCGCATGGTCGATGTGGGCCAGATACATCGTATCGGCGGTCTGCTCGAAATCGAGCTCGGCCAGTTCCACCCCGTTGTAGGGCGAACCAACCTTGTAGATGCGTGCGCCGCCCATCAGTACCAGGCCTTTCCGCCAAATTGGCCCGAACCGCCGAAATAGATCGCCGGGCGGGTGGGTGCAGGGTTCACGGGCGGCACCACCGGCGGGGCCGGGGCCGCGGGCGGCGCGCTGCGGGTGGTGCCGCCGCTGCAGCCGGCAAACGCTGCCACCGCGCGGGTATCGGCATCGATGCGGAAATGGCTGGCATCGATGACCGCCACCACCGTCCAGGCCCGCCCGTTCAGCAGGGCGCCCATCTCACCGGCGCAGCCGCTGATGTAGAAGCGGTCGCCCACGGCAAAGCCGTGATAGGCCACTTCCACCAGCGCCTGGCTGGCGTTGCTGATCGCGGTGATCGCCAGTTCTTCTTCCAGGATGCGCCCGCCACCGGCGCAGGGGCTCATGTATCCCTGGCCCATTTCCAGGGCATAGGTCTGGCTCAAGGAAAACTGGAACGGCACCAGCCGCACCGGCTGCGTCGGATCGAGCACTTCGGCCACCAGTTCGGTGCCCGGGCGCTTGGCGATGCCCCCGTACTTGAGCACGATGACGTTGCGCGCCTTGCGCAGGGCAGTGCCCCAGGCGTCCACGTCGAACCGGCCATAAAGCTGCGGGCCCAGCTCGCCACGGCAGAAATTGGCTTGTGCGGTGCGCGCGCCGATCATGCCGGATCTCCCGGAAACGACAGGCCCGCGCGCGCCATTTCCGCCTCGCTGACATAGCGCGCGGGGCGGTCGCCGCGCTTGTTGGCTTCTTCGGCAATCGCCCGCATCCGCGCCAGTTCGGCCGCGCGGGCCAGGGCCTGGGCCGCGGTGGCATCCTTCTTCACCGGCAGTGCCAGGCGCGCGGCCAGTTCCAGCTCGAACGCGCGCGCCACCAGCGGGGGCAGTTCGGGCGCGGTCACATTGCTGCGCACATAGACCAGCGTGGCATTGGCCACGTTGCTATAGATGCGCCCCGCTTCATACAGGAACGCGAGCGGCACTGCCTCCTGCAGCGGAAAGGAAAACGGGCCGCCGATCGGCAGGCTGTCGGCATCGTCCTGCGCTGCGCGCACGGCGATCGGCTGCGACAGGTTGGTCGGCGCGGCATAGGCATGCAGCCATTCCGCCGGCCGGTCGTTGGCGATCTCGGCCAGCACGATCCGCGCACGGGCCCAGGGCCAGGGCGCCCATTCCGCCAGTTCGGCCAGCAGGGGCTTGGCGAAGCGGTTGGCTTCGCGTGCCTCGATGCTGCCTTCGGCAAAATCGGCGATCTGCCCGGCGGCAATCTGCGCCAGGGCGCGGTTACAGATGTCGATCAGTTGGGCCATGGGCTTGTCCTTGCGACCATCACGGTATCAGGGGGCGCGCAGCGCGCGGGGGCTGCAGGCGCGGGCGGGGCGGCAATGCCGCCACGGCCCGCGCCGATCATAACGAGGCAGGCATCAGGCCGCCGGCGTCTGCCAATCGGGCGTGCCGACATAGCTGAAGGCATCGGTGCCGAAATGATCCCGCGCCAAGGCCCGGGTAAAGCCTTCCTCGCCGGGCTTCAGGTCCAGCCCATCGTCGAACAGATCGCCGATGGTGTCGTCGTCGCGGCGCCAGATTGCCATGGATCGCTCTCCTTCAGGCGTAGTGGATGTTGAGGCACAGGATGTCCCCGGCGGCGAGCGCGGTGGTGTCGCTGTCGGGCGCGGCGCCGGTCAGGGCAAAGGCCAGGCCCGCGCTGAAATAGAGCGCGGTCTGGAAATCGATGTCGAACGGCGCGGACGGGGCCAGGTAATAGGTCGCCACCGGCGTATCAGTGCCCACGGTCGGCGCCGATGCCTTGTTGTAGAGCTTGAGATAGCGCGCAGCGGCGCTGGCGTTGTGGCCGCGCACGCGGAACAGATCGGCGCCGCTGGTCTTGACGCTGGTGGCGTTGGTCGTCGCTGCGGCCGACAGCAGCCGGTTGGTGCTGGCGGGCTTCTTCGCCTGGTCCCAGGTCGCGCCGTTGTGCTGCATGCCAAAGCTGGCCACGGCGAGCGCATAGGACGGGTTGGTCGTGCCGTTCGCCGGGGCGATGGCGGTAAACGCGCTGCCCGCCGCGCTGAACAGCGTGACTGCCAGTGCGCCCTTGTTGGTCAACTGCATGTTGCCGCGCTGGCCATCGGCGAGCGTTGGCAGCGTGGCACTATAGACCCCGCCCACCTTGACCGGATTGCCCGCGTCCGCCGCGCCGGCGGCCACGTTGCCCAGGCTGGCGACATTGCCCGATACGCCGCCGGAATGGCCCACGGTCACGGCCAGGTTGGTGCCGCCGGGGGAGCGGACCCACACGTTGGCGGCATTGCCCACGATCGTGCCGCGCGGGTTGATAGTCACGCCGGCCAGGTCGCTGGCCGGGGCGGTGGCGCCGCCAAAGCACACCTTGACCGGCTGCTGGCCGGTGTTCTGCAACAGCACGTCGGCGTTGGCGGCGGCGGTAAGCGTGGCGGCAATGTCTTGCCAGGCGCCGTTGGCGGCAAAGCTGCTCTGGGTGGCGGCTGCCATCTGCATCTCCTT